CACGGCTCAGAGAACCTCACGCCAATCAAGCCCGGCGAGGTGCTCAACCCCACCGGCATCAACCAGTTCACCTACAAGCGCGACGCCGAGAAGAACCTCAACGCCTGGTGCAAAGAGCACGGCCGCGAGCTCGTCGAGAAGATCTGCGACGAGGCCAAGCGCGGGAAGCCGTGGGCCGCCAAGCTCATGCTCGACCGCATCCTGCCCACGGTCCAGAAGCACGAGGTCTCGGTCCCCGAGAAGCCCCGCTCCATCGACTTCCTCCCCACCGAGGCCGACCAGGCCGAACTCGAGGCCGCGCTCGACGCCGGGAAGGTGCTGCATTGAAGCTCGCCCCTCTGCACATCCCCGGCTGCACCCATCGCCCGACCCTCAAGCAATGGATCGCCCTCTCCCTCCCGCACACCCGAGAGATCCTCTACGGGGGCGCCGCAGGCGGCGGCAAGTCCGACTACCTGCTCATGGCCGCGCTCCAGTACATCGACCAGCCCGGATACAGCGCGGTCATCTTCCGCCGCACCTTCCCGCAACTCTCAGCCGCCGAGGACGGACTGCTCGCCCGCGCCCAGGACTGGCTCCAGCCTGATCCCGCCTTCCAAGGGCTCGACACGGTGAGCGGCTACCCCACGCGCTGGAAGCGGGCAGGCGGCGGCTCTCTCACGTTCAGCCACATGCAACTCGAGCGGGACAAGTACAACCACCAAGGGCCGTCCTACCAGTTCGTGGGCTGGGACGAGTTGACCCAGTTCACCGAGAGCCAGTACCGCTACCTATTCTCCCGACTACGCCGTCTCGAGGGCTCGCAGGTTCCCCTGCGCGTCCGTGCCGCATCGAACCCGGGCGGGTCCGGTCACGACTGGGTGAAGGCTCGGTGGGGCATTGGCGATGAGCGTACCCACGAGGACCGCCACGCTCGCGCCTTCCTTCCGGCCAAGCTCAGCGACAACCCCCACCTCGACGCCGAAGCATACGAGCAGACGCTCATGGAGCTTCACCCGTTCGAGCGCGCCCAACTGCTGCGCGGCGACTGGGACGCGCGCCCTCCCGGCTCACGGTTCAAGCGCGAGTGGTTCCCGGTCGTCGAGGTGGCGCCCACCAGTACCAAGCGCGTACGCCGCTGGGATCTCGCTGCCACCGAAGCGAAGCCGGGGAAGGATCCCGACTGGACGGCGGGGTGCCTCATGTCGAACGGCGGGGACACCTACGTCATCGAGGACGTGCAGCGGTTCCGGGCCTCGCCCCGAGGCGTCGAGCAGCGGCTTCTCCAGACGGCGCAACTCGACGGCATCGGTGTGGCGATCCGCATCGAGCAGGAGCCGGGAGCCTCGGGGAAGATCGCCTCACAGCACCTCGTCAAGCTGCTCGCCGGCTTCGATGTCCGGTGCGAGACGGTGACCGGCGATAAGGTGGTCCGCTCGAACCCGCTCGCCGCGCAGGCCGAAGCCGGGAACGTGTCGATCAAGCGCGGCCCGTGGGTCGAGGAGTTCCTCCGCGAGCTCGAGATGTTCCCGAACGGCAGCCACGACGATCAGGTGGACGCGGCCTCTGGTGCTCTTGCGAACCTCTGCCATCGCGGCCTCTCGCCGTCCGACCTCTACGGCGCGCCGACCGAGGAAGAGGAGGCCCCCCATGCCGACGCTGCGTGAGAGACTCCCCTCCTGGCTCGGCGGCAAGCGGGCGGGCACCGAGGCGGTCGGCTTTCACCCGATGACCGCGAAGGACTTCGGCCCGGGAATCGGGAACCAGCCGTCGCATCAGGTGCTTCTCCGGGAGAGCCTCGGGGTCGCCGACATGGCAACGCGGGCGATCGCTAACCGGGTGTCCACGCTCAATCCACAGGTCAAGGTCTCGCGGGTACTGCGCAACGGTACGGCGGAAGACCACATTCTCGACGGCCATCGCCTCAAGGGGCTGATAGATCGCCCCCACCCAGACATCACTCGGGCGATGCTCCTACGCCTCACCGCCCAATGGATCGTCACGACTGGCGTGGCATATTGGCTCAAGGTCGGCTCCCGGCTGCAGGTGCCCGTTGAACTGTCTCCCATCCCACCCGACAAGGTGACGCCCCTCTTGTATGGCGGGGTGGTGGAGAGCTATTCCGTGCTCGACGGCAACGGAAAGCCGATTCGAGTCCCTCGAGAGAACATCGTCCGCTTCTACTTCCCCGACCCAGAGAACCCGTGGGGCGCAGAAGGCTACCTCGGGCCTGCGGGCGTTACTGCGGATTCGCTCAAGTTCGCCGGCCAGCATCTCCGGGCGCACTACGAGAACGACGCCACGCCGAAGACTGCGCTCGAAAGCGGTGAGAACGCTGCTGAGTGGAAGGAGCCAGAGCGCAAGCGGTTCTTCGCGAAATGGCGACAGAGTCACCACCAGCGCCGCGGCGAAGAGATCGGCGCCCCCGCGATCCTCCCGCTTGGATACAAGCTCGTCCAGCTTGCAATGAAGACGGGCGCAGACATCGTGCCGCTCCTCGAGTACTGGCAGAATCAGCAACTCATGGGGTTCGGTACGCCGCGCTCCATTCTCGGTGAAGTGACGAGCGGCGACCGGAGCGCAGCCGAGACGCAGCAGTATGTCTTCGACCGGCACGCAGTCACGCCTATCGCGAACCTCATCGCAGACGCGATCACCCTACAACTCGCACCAGACTTCGACTCCAAACTCTTCGTCGAGTTTGAGCCGTTCGTGAGCGTCGACAAGGAATTCGACCTCAAGAGGGAGACGGCGGACCTACTCAACAAGGTGCGTTCGATCAACAAGGTGCTCACCGACCGCGGCGACGATGAGGTTGAGTGGGGCGAGCTCCCGGTGGCAACCATCGGTCAGCAGCCCTACGACCCCGACGCCATCACAGAACTCTCGATGGATGTCCCGACCGCGATCGAGGACGAGGAGCCGGAGGAGCCCGAGGAAGAGGAAGACGAGGAGCCGCGAGCGAGGACGCGGGGGCAGTGGTTCACCGCGAAGGCCGAGTGGGCGCGTCAAATCAAGCGCGAGAAGAAGTGGGTTCCGTTGATGCTTCGTGCGGTGCGGTCGATCCTGAAGGATCAACTCCGCTCCGTCCTCAACGCGCTGGACGATCAGGAGCCGCGCTCTCGCGTGACTGCAGAGACGCTCTTCGATCCTCACGACTGGGAGAACCTCTTCGAGTTGCGCACTGAGTCACTCCGCTCCATCGCTTTTCAGGAGATCATGCGCGAGACGCTCGTGGGGTTGGGTGTCGAAGAGGCGTTCATCTTCACGGAGCAGATGCAGGCGGTGCTGCGAGACCAGGGCGCGCAGATGATTCGGCAAGTCAACACCACCACCGGCAAGCGCATCGCCAAGGCGATCAGCGACTCGCAGGCGGCAGACATCGCCGCCCAACTGGAAGTCGGCACCGGGGCCGGCGAGGGCATCGATCAGATCGCCAAGCGAATCCAAGGCGTGTTCAAGGTGCGGCGCAAGGAAGCCCGCACCATCGCCCGGACTGAGATCCTGAAGGCGAGTCAGACGGCGCAGCTAGAGGGCTTCGAGCTCAGCGGCGTGGTGGAGAAGAAGCAGTGGAACACGTCGCTCGACGCTGCCGTTCGGGATGAGCACGCCTATGCCGAGGGGCAGATCCGTGTGCTAGGTGCGCCGTTCGACCTCGCGGGCGAAGCCGCGGACGCGCCGGGCGTTGGCGCGGGCGGTGGGTCTCTGAGCGCAGGGAACTCCATCAACTGCCGCTGTTTCGTGACTCCGGTCATGGGAGACTGACATGAGCAACGAGAGTGTCTTGATCGCAGACGCTGAGACGCTGACCACGGGCGGCGTCCCCGCGTACTCGATCCAGATCAACAACTCGAATCACACGCGCGGCTATCTGGTGATCAAGACCGACAACGAGGTCGGGACGGCCTCGATCGCCACCGTGGTGCAGGCCGCGAGCTCGGCGGGATACTTCACCATCGCGACCCTCTCGGCGATCACCACCGAGACCACGACCGTCGCACTGCTCGGCTCCGACGTGGCTGCGGGCGAGGGAGTGGACGAGGTGTTTGACTTCCCGCTCACTGATCGAATGCTGTTCGTCTTCACCATCGGTGGCGGCGGCGCCGAGATGGACATCACCGCTTATCTGCACCTCGTGGACAACTAGGAGAACTGCAATGAAGATTCTATTTGCGTGGCTCGGGTTCTTGGCTCTCGTCTTGGCCCCCATGTCCGCGTTCGCGGGCAAGAACAAGGAAGTGACCCTCGTCGAGGACGAGACGATCGCCTTGCTGTCGCCGCAGAACATCACCACATGGAATCCGACCGCAACGAAGGGCTATCTCATCATCGAGACATCTGACGAGGTTGCCTCCGCGTCGCTCAATGTGATCGTATATTGCGTGGACGATCTTGGTCTCAACTTCGCAATCGGCGAGTCAGGCGCGATTACGACTTCCACCACCACGGTAGTCGCCCTTGGATTGCCGGGAGCAACCGCAGCGGGCCATATCGACACCGTCGTCGAGTTCCCGTTGTGCCGACACCTCTTAACGACACACGCCGTGACTGGAGCCGATGCGTCGTTCACGGTCGATTCCGTTCTACATCTACTTGCGGACTGAACGCAGGGAGTACGTCACGAGGTAGACGAGAGCACATAACTCGATCGCCCGGCTGATCCCCGGGCGCGAGCGCCAACGAAGCCTTGCAAGGGGGCTTCTCGGGAAACCGGGAGGCCCCCTTTTTGTTGGCGTCAGTTCAACCGCCGACGGAGGGCGAGAGGATGACCGCACAGCACGAACGAATCGCGAGGGTCGAGGGCATCGACGAGAGCACGGGTGTCTTCCAGATGACGCTCGCGACCGAGGGCGAGGCCAGTGACGGTCACATCCTCTCCATCAAGGGCGGGCAGATCCCCGAGCGGATGCCGCTCCTCGTGTCGCACTACAACGAGCCGACGACGCAGGCCGGATCGATCACCGCGCCACAGAAGGCGCTGAAGGACTCGCCGCCTCGACTGCGCGCGACCGGTCGCATCGAGATGAGTGGCGAAGGCCCGAGCGCGGAGATTCGCCGCGACCTCGCGCACATGATCTCGAAGGGTCACGTCAACGCGATGTCGATCCGCTGGGATGAGGTGCCCGGGAAGACGATTCGCCGCATCAACCTGCCGAGCAATCACCCATACTACGTGGACTCAGAGAGTGCGGATGGCCCCGAGCGGTGGGGCTGCTTCTTCGAGGAGTGGGTCGGGCGTGAGGGATCCATCGTTGCTCTCGGCGCAGATGCGGGTGCGCTCATCGGTCGCGCCGACGAGACCGACGGTGAGGTGTCCACCTTCTGGCGCGCGATGGCGGGCGATCTCGAGGGCACCGACGAGCCGACCGGCCCCGAGATCGACATCGACATGGGATCCATGTATCTCGAGCCCCGCGAGGAGCCCACCGAGGAAGCGAAGCAAGCCGCAGCCCTCGCGTCGGTACGCACCGAAATCGAGCAGGCGGTCGCCCTCGGTATCGCCGCCCCCGAGATCCTGCGGGAGATCGGGATGGTGGTGGAGTCGGACCACGATCCGACAGACGTGTTGGCTCCGTCGCTATTCACCCAGCTACTGGAGAAGTTCAACGCGCTGGAGTCTCGTCTCGACGACCTCGAAGCAGCGCGCGAAGACGACCCCGCTCCCGTCGAAGCATCGACAGCAGCGGAAGACACCACCCCGGAACCGGACCCGGAACCGGAGTCCGAGACACGGACGGATCAGCCCGTGTCTCTCGACATGGACCTCGCGGACATACGCAGGCCACCCAACGTCAACGCGCTCGTGGATCTCTTCGCTCAGATGGTGAGCGGTTCCGAAGAGCGCATCGAACGGAGGCTAGGCGAAATCATCGCCGAGGCTACCGGGAAGGTTTGACCATGCCGGAAGATGCACCGACATCCGCCTCGACGGCGGACGACAAGGTATTCGCGCCCATCGCCGCGATGTTCAACGCGGTACTGGAGAAGCGAGAGAAGAACTTCATCGGTCAACTGGAGCAGCAAGTCGCCTTGATGGGCGAGCCCGAGCGCGGAACGGCCGCGCAGATCGCGACCGACGGGCCGGTGGTATCGGAGCGCGGGAACGGCTCGATCGTCTCACGCCACCAGCCGACGGACCCGCTCTACCGAAGCCTGCACAAGCGGGAGCCCCACATGGCCGAGGTCCGAACCCCGGATCTCGACCACTGGAACTCCGAATGGCTACGGGCGTTCACCATGCACGACACGGTAGGGATGAAGACGGCCGTCGCCAAGTCCAACGAGATCCTGGGGGTCCGGGCCAGCACGCTCGGGGGCGCCTTGGACGCCTCGGACCCGACGGCGATCGCCAGCGGTACGGGCGGGCACTTGATGCCGCAGTCCTACACCAATCTGGTGCAGATCGCGAAGGAGGCCGCAGCGGTGATCGCGCCGCTGTGCACCAACTTCACCACCGAGGGCCTGACGGCTCGTGTCCCGACCTCCGGGGCGGTCACGGCGGACACCATCGCCGAGGGCGCGTCGGGTGCGCAGGGTGAGCAGGCGTTCGCCAGCGAGATGCTGATCCTTCACAAGATCGGCTGCCGCTGCATCGCCTCCGAGGAGATGCTGCAGGACACCGCGTTCAACCTGATGGACGTGTACGGCCAGCGCGCCGGCGCGGCCATTGGCGCCGCGGAGGATGTGCAGATCTGCACCACGGACGGTGTGGCGCCGAATCTGACCGAGGCCATCGCAGGCGGGAACGTGGACGAAGCCACCACCACGGTCCTGATCTACGAGGATCTCAACACGCTGTTCTTCGCTCTCGGGAAGGCGTACCAGGGGAACTCGGTGTTCCTCGCGGGCACCGTGGTCTGCACGCTGCTCTCCAATCTCATGGACGGCAACGACCATCCGATTCTCAAGGTGCCCGGGAATGCCCCGTCGCCCGTTTCGGATTCGATGCCCCAGGCGATCGGCACCGTCCTCGGACGCCCGATCTACCACGTCCCGCTGGCCGACGGGACGCTGATCCTCGGCGACCTCCGAAGCTACGGCTTCGTCCGAAAGGGCGGGATCTTCGCTTCGATGTCCACCGAGGTCGGCTTCGCAACCGACACCATCCAGTTCAAGTTCTACGAGCGGGCGGACGGTCGGATCATCGACGACGTAGGAATGAAGCAGATGGCCGCGCTGGCGACTGTCGCCTGATCGGCCTCCGTGTAACCGCCCGCCTCGGCTTCGGTCGGGGCGGGCACCCCACCCGGAGACACACACATGGCAACGAACATCGAAACCAAGCGAAGGCTGCGAGCGATTCGCAGGCTGTCGGCGTCGTTTCCCGACCGCACTGCGGATGAGCGGCTGGAGAAGATCGCGGGTATCGCAAAGGGCGACCTCGACCCCGCCGATTTCCGTCACCAGACCTCGCCGGATCTGATCGAGCGCATCAAGCGCGGGCAAGCGTCGAAGTCCGTCAGGAACGCGCTCGACACCAGGGCGAAGTTGAACCAGGACGAGCCCGAGGCGGAGTCGGAAGACGAGCCCGAGAAGAGGCGCAAGAGGCGCGGCTCTCGTGACCGGAAGGAAGGCGGTGGCTTCGATCGCTCGGCGGACCTCAACGGCTGAGCCAGGAGTAGCTCATGGGTGACCGACTGAGCTTCAGCCTACCCGGCTCGATGGAGTCATACGAGGGGACCGACGAGGCGATCGGCCTGTTCGGCATCGCGGGTGCCGTCATCCGGCTCGACATGCACCTCGTGGGCGCCGCGAGCGGTGACGACTTCACCTGCGATCTCCGCACGGCGACCGCTGGCGGTGGCAGCGGTATCACCTTCACGATCACCGACGGAAACAACGACGGGACGATCGTCACCGACCAGCTCGCCGTTGCTGCGGACGAGACGCTGTATCTCCGCGTCACCGAGGCGGCGGGGGGTGTGGGGCTGCGCGGCTGGTTCGAGTTCGAGCCGACCGGCACCTCGGCGGTCACCGCGTTTCTGACCACGCTTGCCCGCGTGAAGACTGACCACGGCATCGACGAGGCCACCTGGGACGCGCAGCTGAACAGGCTGATTCAGGGGAAGTCGGCTGCGATGCAGTCGTGGGCGGGCCGGACGTTCGTGGACACCACCTATACCGACGAAGTCCACTCGGGTGATGGGTGGACGGATACGATCATTCTCAACCACCGCCCGATCACCGGGACCGAGACGTTTGTTCTCAAGCTGGACGACTCTGCCGTGGACTCGGACGACTACACCACGGACATCGACGCGGGGCTCGTCCAGATTGTGGACGCCAACACCACCGCGGGCACCCGCAACTACAAGGCGACGTACTCCGCGGGCTACACGTCGATCCCCGAGGATCTCGCGATGGCCTGCACCGCCGAGGTGCGCCACGAGTTCAACCAGTCGCATCCGTCGGTGACGAACCGGCTGGGGATCGAGTCGAGCGCGGACGCCTCGGGCGGCGGGACCACCTACGTCCCCGGCGGCTTCCTCCCCTCGACGCTGGAGATCATGCTCCCGTACCGGAGTCGGGTCTGATGCCGGTCGCGATGCACGCGAACGTCACGGGCGCCCGCGAGTGGCTGCGCGCCTTGAACCGGCTCTCGCCGAAGGAGCACCAGGAGATCACTGCCCGCTCACTGGTGGAGTGCGGACTGCTCGTGCAGCGGAACGCGGCCATGAAGCAGATCATGGGCGGCGGGCAGAAGGCGAAAGGCGTTCACCTCAAGCCGCACCCGACGCGGCTCACCTCGCGCACCGGCACGCTGCGGCGCTCCATCTCGACGAACCGGCAGCCGCTCCCGCTTGCCGTCGAGGTCGGGACGGACCTGATCTACGGCCGCGTCCACGAACTCGGCCTCGGTCGCTTCCCCAAGCGCGCGTTCCTCGCCCCCGCTGTCGAAGCCGAGGAAGACAAGTTCCCGCGCATCTTCCTGAAGCACTGGAGGAGGATCTCCGGTGAGTGACTTCGGCGACGCCCCCACCGCGATCCTCGCTGCCGTCGGTGGCGCGGTCACGCTCGGCGGATCGAACGAGGGGTTCGTCACGTTCGACAAGATCGCCCCCGGAGACTTCCCCTACGCGATGACCTACGAGCCCGCGAAGTCACAGGACCGCGGCGACTTCCAGCACGGGACCGAGACGACTACCACGCCGCTGCTCGTGGTGTGGGCTGACGAGACGATCGCCAACGTGAACGCGGACATCGTGCTGATCGAGGCGGCGCTCAATGGATCGACGCTCTCGTCCATCGTCGAGGATACGTGGGTTGCCTCGGTGACGCGATACGAGTCGCTCGACTCCGAGCGCATCGCGGCGGACTTCCGAATCGAGACGCGGGGGACGGTCTGATGGCGTCGCTCGCGACACTCGCCGGGGCCATCGACACGGCACTCGATTCCCTGCTCGGTGCGCGCATGGCCTCCGACCGCCTCACGAATCTTGAGGCTCTCGCGGCGGGGACGACGAAGTACCAGGTGCGGGTGGATCACCTGACGGAGATCGAGGGGGCGTCGAGCAACGTCTCGTGGCAGGCGGCGACCGTGACCGTGGTGGTACATCACCAGCTCTCGGGCGCCGAACGCACCTACACCGAGGGTGCCATGCTGATTGACCAGGAGTCGCTGATGTCGGCGGCGTACTGGCGCGCGATCACGGGAGTCTACGGGGTAGAGGAAGGCCCGACGCTTCAGGACGAGTCGGAGCGGGTGGGGAACACGATTTCGTATTCGATGGCGGTGAGCCTGAGCTTCACCGGATAGGAGAGGGACGATGGCAGACGAATCCTTTGACGGGCTGGCGATTGCGGTGGAAGCCCAGACCGTGTTCGGAACCCCGATCGACATGTCGGCACTCGGGGACGGCAACCTGTCGGACGGGTACGTCCTCGGTGACAAGTCGAGCGGCGATGCGGACAGCGGCATCACCACTCCCTCGCTGTCGGCTATCGTGCGAGAGGTTGCTGCCGTTGCAGCATCG